GCAGCGGCCAACACGTTGTTCGGCTACCGAATCGCGACGATGGCGGAAACAACGACCATGAAAAGTGATAGACGATGACGCCGGATCCTGTTGCGCTCAGCGCCGGGTTGAACCAGAACTGTCAGCTCTTCGTCGGTGAGGATAAGATCATCTCCGTTGAAATGACAGGCTATGACATTGCCACCGCCAAGTCGATTGAATGGTGGATGGCCAAGTCCGCTTGGTCGCTGGACGATGAACCCGGTGAAGTGATTATCAAAAAGTCGTTGACCAATGGTATTGCGGTCAGTGGCACAAAGCTGGACATTACGATTGACGCGATAGACACGGTCGGCATCAAGCCGGACCTGTACTATCACGAAGTGAAGATCGTGCTACAGGATGACAAGGTCAAGGTGGCCATGGCTGGCAACATCATGTTGCGCATGGCGCTCAACATGGAGGCAGTGCTGTGACATTACAAATCGTCGATGGGCCTGTGATTGAAGCCGGTGAGTCCCTTAGCAGTGGAGTAGACTGCAGCGCCGGAAGCATTGTGCGCATCACCATGCCATCCACAAAATGGAGCGGCGGGAATCTGACGTTCCAGATCAGCAGTGACGGCAATGGCTACAATGACTTGTACAATGCCAGAGGCGAGGAGGTCACGGTCGTCGTGCCAAAGAAAGAGCATGCCGCCATCATTGTCATCAATGAAGAATTCGTCAGGGCTGCGGCTTTCTTGAAAATAAGATCAGGGACCGGTGCGCATCCGGTCATTCAGGCAGAGCGGCAGCAGTTTGCCATCGCCATTGAGGTCATGCCATGAAAACAAAACAGCCAGAGCCGGATCCCGGCGAAAGCTACGAAGACTTCATGGATCGTTGCATGGAGAACGACGACGAGGAAACTTGTCAGATTGCATGGGACGATCGCGCCGCCAAGGGCGTGGTCCACAAGACGCATGCCGCCAAGGTTTCCGATATGGAATTCGTAATGAGTGACGAAACTCCAGATCGCATGGACGACATCATCATGTCCGATGGCTGGGAGCTTGAAAATTTCAAGCGCAATCCAATTGCCTTGTTCGGACACAAGAGTGACTTTCCGATCGGCAAGTGGACAAATTTGCGCGTGGAGGGCAAGCAGTTAAAGGGTAAGCTGGAGCTGGCACCGGCTGGCACCAGTGAACGCATTGATGAGATTCGTAAACTCATAGAAGCGGACATTCTACGCGCTGTGTCCGTGGGCTTCCGCCCGAAGGAGCATACTCAGCTCGACAGCAAGAATCCGTTCAGCGGATTGCGCTTCACGAAACAGGAACTTGTCGAGACCAGCCTCGTCAGCGTTCCGGCCAATCCCAATGCGCTGGCTATCGCGAAGTCACTAGGCGTTTCACCCGCGACGATGGAAGTTGTCTTTGCCGAGCGAGGCAGAAAGACCACTGTTCAGCGACGCGGGTTCAGCGGCAAGCAGGCCGACACTGGAAGATCGAAAAGAAAGGACACGACGATGTCGTTGTCACAACGTATTACTGACGCTGAAAAGCGTTTGACGGAAAAGAAAGACGCGTTGGCTGCTCTACTCGAGAAGGTCGATGACAGTAACGTCAGCGATGAACAGCTTGAGCAGGTCACCACCGCGAACAAGGAAATCGCTCAGGAGGAGCGGGGGCTTTCCATTCTCCGTGAATCCGAGCGGCACCTTGCTGAAACCGCCGAAGACCCGAAGCGCAGTCTGGTCGTGGCTGCGCCTGCGGTCATCACGGCAAAGGCGCGTCCATTCAGCCTGCAGACCAAGAAGCTCACGCCGATTGATCTGCTCGTGCGCGCTGGCACGGTGCAACTGTTCAGTCATATCCACAAGAAGCCGATCGACGAAATTCGCCGCACGATCTACGGCGATGACGAGCCGACTCGTGCGATCGTTGATTGGGCACAGCGGGCGGCGTCCTCTGTTGCAACCACGACGCAGGTTGGCTGGGCGGCGGAATTGGTCCAGCAGATCGTCGTTGCGTTCATGGAAACGTTGATGCCGAAGTCAGTGTTCCCACGGCTCAGTGGGGCGGGCTTGTCACTCAGCTTTGGCAGGAATGGCAAGATCGTCATCCCGACGCGATCACGGACACCGACAATCGCCGGCAGCTTCGTCGGTGAAGGATTGCCGATTCCGGTTCGTCAGGGTGCCTTCACGTCACAGACGCTCACCCCGAAGAAGATGGCGGTGATCACGACGTGGACACGTGAGATCGACGAGCACAGTGTACCAGCTATCGAAGGTCTACTGCGCAATGCGATCGGTGAGGATACCGCAATCTCGCTGGACGCTGTTCTGCTGGATGCAAATCCGGCAACCTTGGTGCGTCCGGCTGGCATCCTGAATGGTGTGGCAGGCTTGACGCCGACGGCAGGCGGCGGGTTCAATGCGGCGGTTGGTGACATCAAAGCTCTTACGGGAGCATTGCTGACAGGCACCGCAGGCAATATCCGCAGTCCTGTGTACTTGATGAATCCGCAGCAGTTGAGCAGCCTCGGCTTGATCGCGATGCCGGGTGCGGGCGTCTTTCCCTTCCGGGCGGAAGTCGCTGCGGGCAATCTCGGTGGCTGGTCGATCATCGATGCGGGCACCGTGCCGATGGGTACGGTCATCGCAATGGACGCTGCTGACTTTGTCAGTGTCAGCGGCGATGCACCGCGCTTTGAACTCTCAGATCAAGCGACACTTCACATGGAAGATACTGCGCCGACAGACATCACCACGACCGGTACGCCTCCGGTTGCGGCGTTCCCTGTCAAGTCCATGTGGCAGACGGACAGTATCGCGCTCCGACTCATCATGCCGGTCAACTGGACGATCCGTCGTCCGGGAACCGTTGCATGGGTCGCCGGAGTGACTTGGTAGTTTGCTGAACCCGCCCAATCTGGGAGTGACCGGGGAATGCAAGGAGGATGGACCGATGATCGTAGTCACGCGTTAGGTCCATCCTCCATCCTCTTTTGAACAGGAGAAACTCGATGGCTGAAGTTGATCAAGCTGCCCATGCAAAGGCAGCGCAGGAAGCCGACAAGAAGCGCCAAGAAGAGGCGCGGAAGAAAGTCAAGGAAGATCGCGAAGCCCGTGAAAAGTCTTCGCGTGAAATGTCTTCTGCAGACGTGAAGCCAACTCCGACGCAGGAAGAAAATGATCTTGCGGCGAGCGGCGTTCACGTGCCGGAGCATGAACCCGACGGCAGTGAAGAGCAGAATGTTGGTGGCGCTCAAGCGAAGGAGTCGAAGCCAACTGCTACACCTTCACCGCGCGCTGGCTATGCCACGCGTGCTTCGGAGCCGAAAACCGGTTAACCAAGGGTGTCCCCAACTCTAGGCCGGTTGCGTGGTCGGGCAGGACGAAAAGCAGGATTTACTCATTCGCATGGGTATTGCAAACTCTTGACTTGATATCTGTCCGACCACGTTTAAAACGGGAATGTAGATGACCATCAGGGATTTAGTGGCGCGCGTTGGGCGCAGTATTGTCAAGGCGGCGGAGGGACAACCTCGGCCCGGTCCTTGGCTGCTGCCTGTGAGCGGCGGCTGGCTACCGGCCAACGTCGGCAGCAGCATGAACTGGTGGCAGAACGGTTACGACATTGAAACCGGTTCGCCAAGTGCGATGGTGGAAGCCTGCATCAGCAGCTATAGCCAGACGACGGCGATGTGCCCCGGTGACCATTGGCTTAGCGACAAGGATGAAAAGGGTGGACGCGAGCGTATAGCTACAAGCGATCTAGCGCGCTTTTTGCGTTATCCAAATTCTTATCAAACCATTTCAGACTTCATGTTGAACGCCGTGCGCAGTCTGTACGCGGATGGCAACACTTATGCATTAGGAATCCGCAACAGCAGGTTTGAAATTGCTGAGATGCATCTGATGGATCCACGGCAGTCTGCGCCGTACGTTGCCTATGATGGATCCATATTTTTCAAGCTGGGCGGCAATCCGGTTATTGATCGCGCCATTCCAGACCTTGATTTGGTACCTGCGCGCGATGTGCTGCATATCAAGATGAACACACGACAATATGATTTGCGCGGTGTCAGTCCGCTGGTGGCGCTCCTCAGAGACATGAGCGTCAATGACGCTATCGGCAATCAACAGATGCAGTTCTATATGAATCAAGCAAGGCCGTCCGTGGTATTGTCAACGGACCTGCGCCTTGACAAAGACCAAACCGATATGCTGCGCCAGAAATGGGACGAGCAGTCCAAGGGTGTCGGCATTGGTGGTACGCCAATTCTGTCTTCAGGATTGAAACCTTATCAACTGCAAATAAGCAGCGCGGACTCGCAGCTTGCGGACGTTATGAAGATTTCCGATGCGCGCATTGCGCTGGCTTATCGCATACCGCTGCAAATGTTCGGGCTTGGCGGCGGGCCGATGGGGTCCACTGAATTGTTGATGCAGATGTGGGTCAGCACCGGACTTGGCTTCTGTTTGAATCATCTTGAGGAAGCCATCGGTACTTTCTTTAAATTGGACGGTGTGCCGAAAGAATATCTTGAATTTGATACAAGTGCTCTTCTTCGGTCCGCGTTCAAGGACAGAGTTGAAGCTTATGTGAGATCGGTGCAGGGCGGCATCCATGCACCGAATGAGGCGCGTGCTGCATTTGATATGGAACCAGTGAAGTATGGTGACGAGCCGCGCGTACAGCAGCAGGTCGTTCCATTAAGTGCAGCGGGTAAGATCCCAGCGTCCCCAGCACCGGGAGCGCCACCGTCAGCACCGACGGCAGCGATAGATCAGCCGAAGCCCGCTGAACCTAAACCGCCGCCTGATGAGCCGAAGGGTATTACCGATGCAGAACGGACAAGACTCCTTAACAGATTTAGAACGTCTCATGCCGCCAACGTCTCACTTTGATGTATTGGCTGCTGAATTAGGGGCGGTTGCTGGACGTATAGAGCGTGAGTCTAATCTCAGGAATAACGCGCTCATTGCGGACATTGAAAGACGATATGCAGAAATTGAGCTGCGTCTGGAGCGGCTGCAGAAATCTCTGGAGCGATCAGTCAATGCAAATATTGATGAATGGGATGCGCAAATTTCTGATCGCATTGCCGCATTAAAAGATGGCAAGGACGGAGCTGATGGAAAAGAAGGAGCTCAGGGCGCGCAAGGTCCTGCAGGCGAGCGCGGCGAAACAGGGCTGCAAGGGCTGCAAGGCGCTCAGGGCGAACGTGGAGAGATGGGTCCGCAAGGTGAAATTGGTCCTCAGGGCGAAGTAGGTCCGCAAGGTCCGCAAGGTGAAAGAGGCGCAGATGGTGAAAGCATCAAGGGTGAAAAAGGCGAGGTCGGTCCGCAAGGCGAGAAAGGCGAGGTCGGTCCGCAAGGTGAAAGAGGCACGGACGGCGAAAAAGGCGAGGTCGGTCCGCAAGGTGAAAGAGGACTACAAGGTGAGTCCGGAGCAGTTGGACCTGCCGGACCTCAAGGCTTAAAAGGCGATGCTGGCGCGCAAGGGCCGCAAGGCGAAAAGGGAGCGCTTCCGCAAGTCAAGCGCTGGGTCGCTAACAGTGTCAGTTATGCCCATGATGTTTGCACTCATAAGGGCAGTCTGTATCAGGCTACAAAGGACACCGGTCAAGAGCCTGCGCCAGAAAATGCTGCTTGGATTTGTCTTGCGTCCGCTGGTCGCGATGGTGAAGACGGCAATGATGGTGAGGATGGCAGATCACTGACCATCAAGGATACTTTTGATCCAACACAAAAGTATGAAGCACTTGATGTTGTCACGTTGGACAACAGATGGTTCGTTGCCAAGCATGATGATCCCGGTCCATGCCCCGGTGCTGGCTGGAAGGCCGGTCCCGGTCTTGGCAAAACAGGTCGCCCCGGTGAGCGTGGTCCGCAGGGACCAAAGGGTGACAAAGGTGAAGTGATAGAGATCATCACTTGGGAGATAAATCCCAAGACTTACGAAGTTGCGCCTGTCATGAGCAACGGCGAGCGTGGCCCGGTGATGTTGCTGCGTGACTTGTTTGCGCAATTTCAGGAGGAGGCTGGCGATGCACTCTAGCATTACAGTCCTAAAGCCTGCGCCTGATATTGCGCTCGTTACGCTGTATGAAGCGAAGGTCGCGCTGAAAATTCCAACAACCAGTACGGCGGATGATGAACTGTTGAGGTTCATGATTCTGCGTGCATCGGATGAAGTGCAGACTTTGTGCAGTAGATTTTTCCCGAAAGAGCAGGTGATTGAAACCTTCCGGGAAATTGAAAATCCCATCACGAAACTGTACTTGTCACGCTGGCCAGTGAAATCCGATGACATCGTTTCCGTTGAGGTTGACGGCAACGGTGCGGACTTTGACATAGACAGTGAGTCCGGCAAGCTTTCGTTATGGGGTGGAAACTTCTGGGCGGAAACTGTGATTGCCACCTATTCCGGCGGCTATGCCATTCCGCAGGAAGTGCCTCCGGCTTTACGACAGGCGGTGTTGCTGTTTACGCGCGATGCATATTACAGCGCGCAGCGTGGTGATTCGTCTATACGATCAATCACGCATAAAGAAAGTCGGATCATGTATTTTGATCCAAATGCCAAGAGCGGTTCATCAGGCGGCGGCGGCGCAAGTGGTTCACCCGCGCAACGTGCCGCGAAGGATTTGCTCCAGCGCTTTACGAGGCTGACAGCTTGAATGGCCGTTGGTCAAATAGCGAAGATGGTTGCATCGCTCGTCAGTCCACATGGCGGGATTGAAAAGATTGTACTGAAAAAATTGGAAAGTCTGGGCGGGGATTTTATCCTGCAACAGTTGGGCATGAGCGGCGGTTCACTTGATATATTTGATGACTTGAAATTCCTTAAAGTGAAACCGCTTGGTCTTGGATTTTCCAAGATGGCGCAGCCGGGGCAAATGGCCAAGCGGCTGCAGAAACAATTCTTGCAGGCTGGCAAGAAAAAGAGCTTTCGGCGTTCTAGTAAATGGTCTCGCAGCGAATGGGCCAGCAGCCGTGAGGACTGGCTCGGCAATCAATGGAAGCACGACTGGCGCAGCCAGCCGCGCAATGCGCTGGGCAAGTGGATACCGGGGCGCTTGTCAGCCATTGAATCGCAACTGCAATATAAGGGCAAGAAGGCGGGGCGCAGAACCAAGCGGCGGCGGCGATTGCGCAGGGCAGCGCGGTTGCGCGGGCGCAAGATGGCGAAGATGGCGTTCAGGAGATAGCCAGTGGCTTTCAACTTTTCTGAAACAGTATATGCGCAGGCGCAGAATACGTATGGCCGACAGGTCACTATTACGCCATTGGCAAGTCAGCCCAATGGTCAGGCGTATGTGACGCGTGGTATCTTTGAGATGGAAGAGATGGACGTGGCCGCAATGGATGGCTCCATCATTTCAGAAACGCGTGTCATCTTGGACATTCGTGATGTGGAATTTTCTGTGCTGCCGCTGCAGGGCGATCTTGTTGATGTGCCAGCCGAAGGCAGTATACCGGCTGAAGGGCAGTTTGAAGTGATAGACGCTGATCCGAATGGCGGCGGGGAAACGACCTTGACCTTGCGTCGCATTGTACCGGCAAAGCCATGACAGCCAGCAGCTATGCCATGATCGTACGTGACGAAATGCTGGCACGGCTGAAGACGTTGCCGTTCTTTTCTACGTTCAAGTTCGGCACCAACAAGGCAGAGCAGATCCAGCCTGAGTTGATCCCTTTTCTTGGCGTTTATTTCATCAGTGAGGATCTGTCTCCGGAAGGCGATCCAAATGCCGGTGAGCCGCGTTTCCATTCTTCAGCAACGTATGGCTTTTCTGTTGTCGTGCAGAACAATGATGGGGCGGCTGCAGAATTAAAATTGGATGAGGCTTGGGTGCTGGTCATGGATAAACTGTTTCGTGATCCATCCTTGTACTTGAATCCAGCAGCCAAGATACAGTCTTATACGCGTGGCAATCGCACACATCAATTTGGTTCTGCCGGTGCGGACAATTCAATTCCGGTAGCGGAAAGTCGCTTTACGTTGATGTGTGATCTTGGCGTGATTGACTTCCCGCCGATTGTCCCGGACGTGCTGGAGACGATCCACATTGAAACGAGATACCCGACTGCTGACACTGACCCGGCAGAGGTCCAGCAGATCAGCGCTCAGTATGACATTCCACAGAACAAGGAGAAGAAAGATGAAGGTGTTTCCAAAAAATGATGATGTCCGCAGGGTTCTTTATCATCCGGCGGCTGGTCATTTTCGTGCGGAAGGTCCGGCTGACTGGCCGGATGACGCGTTTACCAATCGGCGCATTGCCGATGGAGATATCTACAAGGAAGGCGGGGGCGATCCAATGATGAAAGAAAAGTCGCCTCCCCAGCGTAAGCCTGCCAAGGCTGAGTAGAAATTTAACCACCAAAGGAGGGCAGTATGCCTATTTCTTTTAATCAGATACCAGCCAATTGGCGGATGCCGCTCTATTGGGTGGAGCTTGATCCGAGCAAGGCTGGGCTTGGCCTGACGCCCGGTCGTTCATTGCTTGTTGGCATCATGACTGCAGCGGGCACGGCTACGCCTGATGTGCCTATAGCCTGTGCTTCGCAGGCGCAGGCGGATGCTTTGTTCGGTGCCGGTAGTCATCTGGCCTGCATGTTCAAGGCTTTCTTCGCTAATAATTGGGCGAATGAAGTCTGGGGCTTGCCGGTAGCAGAGCCGACCGGCGCACCTGCAGTCGGTACGATTACAGTGGGCACACCGCCGACTGCGGCAGGGACGATTGATCTGTACATCGCTGGGCGCAATGTACCTGTCTATGTGGCAGCGACGGACACCGTTGATATCGTGGCGTCGTCAATTGAAGCTGCAATCAACGCCGATAAGAATTTGCCGGTGACGGCTGCAGTCGCTACCGGTGTCGTCACCGTGACGGCCAAGTTCAAAGGGACGCAGGGCAACGATATCAAAATTTCTGACAATTACTACGGCACGGTTGGCGGTGAGACTATGCCAGCGGGTGTGACGTTGACTTATGTGCAGTTGACGGGCGGTACCGGTGAGCCACTGTTTACTGATGCAATCAGTTCACTTGGTGAAACGGAAATTGACTATGTTGGTATGCCGTTCACGGATTCCACTTCTATGCTGGCGTGGGAAACTGAGTTCGGTTTTTCGGACACCGGTCGCTGGGGATTCATTCGTCAGCACTATGGCCACCTGTTCAATGCCAAGCGTGACACGTACATGAACCTGCTGCTGTTTGGTGAAACGCGTAACAGCGCGCAGATGTCCGTGCTTGGTATCGAGCCGGGTAGCCCGACGCCTGCCTATGAGTGGGCGGCGGCATACACTGCCAAAGCTGCGCGAGCACTGGTCAATGACCCAGCGCGTCCGTTGCAGACTTTGTCACTGGAAAGTTGTCTGCCAGCACTGTCGCATTTCCGTTTCCTGCTTTCGGAACTGAACGGTCTGTCGTTTGCCGGTATTGCCACGCAGCGTACGGCTGTGACTGTGCCAATGATCATGCGGGAAAATACTACGTACACCCGCAATCTGTATGGCAATTCTGACGACGCTTACGAGCTGGTCACAACGCTGGCAACGCTCGCCAAGCTGCTGCGCAATCAACGGCAGGCCATCACCAGCAAATATCCACGTCATAAGCTGGCCGATGATGGCACGCGGTTCGGAGCCGGACAGGCGATCGTTACGCCCAAGATCATCAAGGCGGAGTTGGTTGCGCAATACCGCATTGACGAGTTCAACGGTCTGGTTGAGAACGGCAAGGCGTTCAAGACCAACCTGATTGTTGAACGCGATCCCAATGATCCGAATCGCGTCAATGTCCTCTATCCGCCTGATCTCGTCAACCAACTTCGAGTGTTCGCTGTGCTGGCTCAGTTCAGGCTCCAGTATGACCGTGGCCTTGATACGGTCGTAGCGGCGTAATGGACCCGCAGGGAGTTTCCATAATCATCTTGCTAGTGCTGTTCGGTCTGGCAGCACTAGCCTGTTCTCGCCCATAGAAAGGATTGAAACATGGCGCAAAGAATAGCAGGGATTGCCTACCTTAAAGTGGACGGCAATCAATATCCGTTGCGGGGAAATTTTACGATTACTCCGTCGGTGATCGAGCGCGCTGGTCTTGCCGGTCAAGACTACATTCACGGCTATAGTGAGCTTCCACGCGTGCCTTCAATTGAAGGCGACGTGTCAACCGTGCCGGGGTTGTCAATCGAGGACTTTGAAGCTCAGGTCAACGTGACTGTCACGGCTGAGCTGGCAAATAACTCGACTTACGTGTTGCGTGAGGGCTGGTGTGTATCTGCCCTTGCTATTAACGCCCGCGATGGTCTAGTCAGGATCAAGTGGGAAGGCATCAGTTGCGATGAGATTCAGTAGATGGTAGATGAAACAGAAGTACCCAAGCCTGAAGAGCCAAAGCAGGTCAATGGGGCAGAAGTTACCAACGAGCTTGTGATACCCCTGCGCAAGAAAGTTATTGCGCACGGCGAAGAAGTACAAGAACTGAAATTCCGCGAGCCAACTGCAGGCGACATTGAAATCTGCGGTACGCCTGTCATGATTGACTTTTTGACAGGCGAGCAGCCCAAGATGACGTTTGAGACGAAGGCGATGTTCGCCATGATGTCACGGCTTGCGGGAGTGCCACCCTCTACGATCAAGCAACTGCATCCAAAAGATTGGGGGTATGCAGCCTTGGCTCTGGCGCATCGTTTTTTTATTCCAGAGATGTAGAGGACAACTTTATCCTAGACTGTTACAGGCTCGCAAAATACTACGGGCGCAATCCGCGCGAGTTCTTGGATATGCCGTTTTCTGAAATAGCGCGGCACATCAAATGGACGTCGCGATTGGAGGAGATATTGAGGCCGGTGGACGACGACAATGGCTGATGATTTTGACTCTGATGCCATGCTGGCGTTCTTTGGCCAGATGGGAAAAGAGGTTGATGGTTTAAAAACAAGGATTACCAGTCTCAGTGAGGCTGGTAGTGCCATGAAGAAAATGACTGACGAGACCGAAAGGTTTGGTCAGACAATTCAACGCCATACGCGTGGCGCGATGCGCGGGATGGAAGGCGCGGCTAGTCATCTGGCCACCGTGATTGGCGGTGCCGGTGGCCTTGCTGCCATGTTCGTGGGCGCTGCAAAATCACTGGATGCATTTGCCGTCGGTGCATTGCAGAATAGAAATTTTGCAATCAATACTGGCTTTGCTGGCGAAGCTTTGAAGAAAATGCGCCTGCAAATGTCTGCGGCTGGCATCAGCGCCAATGAAGCCAGTCAAGGCATTGGCAATATAGGAGCCAAGCTGCAGGAAGTCTTGGCTCTGCAGGAGACGTCCGGGTTTTATCGTTCGCTGCAGGCCAGTAGTCCGGCACTTGCTGAACAAGTTCGTCAGTTGATGAACGCTGGTGATCAGCAAGGCGCGCTGAACGTATTGCAGGAAGCGTATAACAACGGCGGTGAACGCTTCAAGGCTTGGTTGCCGACTGTTACCGGCATGACCAGAGCGCAATGGGAGTCACAGAAAGTTGGCTTGAAAGGATTGATCGAGCCTTGGAAAATCAGCAAGGAGTCGGCTTTAGAATATCACAAAACAATGGTCAATCTCGAAACTATTTTTGATGGCGTCTGGAAAAGTGTGTCTGCATCAATGCTGGAGGGCATTTTAAAATTGACCGGCACAGAAGGCGGGATGGAAGGGTTGAATAAAAAAGCAAAGGCGTTTGCGGAAGGCTTCAAGAAGTATTTTGACGGTCCAGTCATGGACACTTTGAAGACAACGTATCGAGAAGCCAAATTTATTATCGACGTTATAAACAAGTACGTTCCCGCTGACCTCACCGTTGGTAAACTCGCGACCGCCATGAAGCAGCAGCCAAGCGGGATTGAGGGATATACAGCCAAGAGCGGAGCTGGCATTGGACCGATGCAAGGCATGGTTAAATTCTATGATTGGTTCACCAAGCTGTTCAGCACTGAGGCACATGCTGGTGAATATGAGCCGGGTGCTACCTTGTTGCAGCAGGAAACTGAAAAAGATTCCAGTAAAATCTTAGCCGATATGCGTGACATCTTTGTCAAGTGGGATGACGAGCTGGTCGGTGGCGGCATTGGTGGAGGCTGGGGCGGCAAAGGTGGAATGGGCGGCGGCGGCGATGGTGCCAGCCCTGAAAGCGGCCAAGGCGGGCCAGCACGACTGAATGATGAAGGCGGCAAGGTCATTGACGCTGACACGATGAAGCAGGCAGAAATGCTTGGTCGTGCTGGTGACGTTGCCGGGTTGCAAAGATTATTTGCGCAGCGCGGTTACAAGATGAGCGGGCCAGCCTGCGGCATTGTTGCCAGTGGGTATGTGAAGTCTGCAGGATTTAAACCACCGCCCGGTGGCGCGATTGCTACGTCGTGGCATAAGTGGGGAGAAGCCTCAACCAAGGAAGGCATCAACGAACCGGGACGTCCGTTTGGCAGTATGGTGGCGACGTACTGGCACGGTCGTTATGGCGGGACGCAGGGACAGATCTTGGCTCCCGGTGCCAGAGGTGGTCACGTCATGACCATTGTCCCCGGCACATATGACCCAAAGACCAACACCGCAGATATGGTTGACCAATATGGCTATAGCCACGGCAAGCGGACCCTGAATGATCTTGACATTCGCTATGCTGGAGCGGAAGCGGTGGCGGCGGTGGAAGCGGCAAGAGGCAATCAAAGAGACAAAGTTGATAAAGCTATAACCCCTAAAAGTGATGTATGGAGTAAAGCATCTGCCAACGTTAATATCAATTTGAATAACGTGCCAGCGGGAGTTAAGACTGACGCGGATATTGATGGTGGTGTGTTCAAGACTTTAAAGCTCAATCGCAGCAATCAAGTGGCTTATGAATAATGGCACAGGACTTTGATGCCGATGCAATGCTGGCGTTCTTTGGTCAGCTCGGCAAAGAGGTTGACAATTTAAAGACCAAGATCAACAGCCTCAATGAGACTGGTGGTAAGGGTACCAACAATCTGACCAACGAGTTCGCTCGCTTTGGCCAGACGGTGCAGCGTTATACGAGCGGCCCTATCAAGGCGATGGACGCGGCTGCGGCTGGCCTTGCCAAGACCTTGATGGGCGCTGGTGGTTTGGCGCTTAGCTTCGCTGGCGTTGCCAAGGCGCTTGATAGTTTTGCTGTCGGTGAACTGCGTATTAAAAACTTTGCCACGAATACTGGCTTCACCGTTGATAGTGTCAAGAATCTGCGGGTGCAATTATCTGCTGCCGGTGTTGATGCTGGTGAAGCTGCCAGCGGTATCGGCAGCATCGGTGCCAAGTTGCAGGAAGTCTTGGCGCTGCAGGAAACTTCTTCATTCTATAGATCATTGCAGGCCAGCAGTCCGGTTCTTGCTGAGCAGGTTCGTCAGCTCGTGAATATGGGCAGACAGCAAGAGGCGATGAATAAATTACAGGAGGCCTACAATAACGGCGGTGAACGCTTCAAGGCTTGGCTGCCAACTGTTACTGGTTATTCCAAGGCTGCATTTGAGGCTGGCATTGTCGGGATGAAAGGTTTGATTGAGCCGTGGAAATTCAACACGGATCAAGCCAAAGAATATCACAAGACGATGACCAATCTTGACACCATCGTTTCTGGCACTTGGACGCACATGGCCTTCACGATGATTGAAGGTGTCAATACCATGGTTGGGCCGGATGGCCTATTCAAGTTAAATGATAAAGCGAAAGCTTTTGCTGAGGGGTTCAAGAATTTTTTCAATACCTATGTCATGCCGACGTTGTCAACAACGAGCCAAGAATTTTGGGCGATTTCTAGTGCTGTTGATTCGATTGATAAATTCTTGTCCAAGTGGATTGGCAAGGGAGGAGGCAAGGAAGGAGACAAGCCAGTTACTACAGGCACTATAGTCGGGAAAATTATTGAAAGATCCAAAGAGCAGATTCCCGGAAGCATGGAGGGTGGCACAGGTATTGGTAAAATTTGGGATTGGCTTTCGAAACAATTAAGCACTGAGGCGCACGCCGGAGAATATGAATCTGGATCAACTTTGCTGGAGCAAAAGGATTCCGAGGAAACGGAAAAAGATTCAAACAAGTCATTGCGTGATATGCGCGATGTGTTGATGAAGTGGGATCAATCTGAAAACACTGGCACTCTCGGTGGTCGCGCAGGTGGTGGCGGCTTTGCCGGTACTGATGTGCCGGGAGGGCGTACAAGCGCTGCTGTAGGCGGGGCGCAAGGGCCGATGGGACGTAGCGGGCCAAGCCTAGCTCCCGGCACAAGCAGCGCGAGTGGACCGGAAACTACCGCTGATCTCGGTGAAGGCAAGGAAGGCAGCGAGTATCTGGCGGCGCGCCGCGCGCCAATGAAGCAACAGATCGAAAACGATCCAGCTTTAAAGAGACAAGTTGCGGCGCTGATGACGATGGAGCATGAAAGTGATCCAGCAGCCGTCTATGAAAGTCTGGCCAACCGTATGGACTATGTCAATACGGAGCGCGCCAAGCGTGGGCAAGAGCCGCTGTCATTGAAGCAGATGGTGTTCGGCACCGGCAAGGGCAGTTTCTATGGGCCGGTCAGGAGGGGGTTGCTGGGCGCACGAATGGCGCAGATGAGTCCTGAGCGTTTTCAAGCAATGTATAATGCGATGGCCTTCGTCCATGGCGGCAGCAATCTACTGGAAGGCGCGACGGACCAAGGCAGTGCCAATGACCCCAATGCGCAGCACCAAGGCGGACGCAAGGTGCGCTTCGGTGAAGTGTACAATGATTTTGGCGGCGGTCCGGGCGGGCACGCAGCAGCAGCGCGTTTTCGTGAAATGATACAGAAAGGATTCCGTGAAGGAGTGAAGAGCGGCATCTGGACTGCCGGTACGAAAGCTATACCGCACGCGGCATTGTCACGTGACGCGATTGATAGTTCATTGCGGGTTGGTCCAAATGATCGTTACGGTACTGCCACCGTGGACATTGATTTTAGCGGCATGGATAAAGCCAAGAGAGAAAAGAACAGGATTGATCAAGCTTTTCTTGATGTGAAGATCCATCGTTCACCGCAGGCACCGATGGCTGGTGGCGGAGTGACTGCATTCAATACTTATGCTTTTGAATGAGCCATGGTAAAGGCATCAGAGCTTGCAGTCCTGACGGTGAAAGGGACCGACTTCCAAGATTGGGAAAGTGTTTCTGTCAAGCATCAATTGCGTGAGATGCCTGCCTATTCCTGTCGGTTCACGTGCAGCGAAGGTTCACCGCTGAGCAAGCATCTGGTCAAGTTGCAGATCATGCCGGGTGATCCATGCACTGTTACGCTGGCTGGACAGCTCGCTTTTACCGGCAAGGTTACGACGCGGCAAGTGTTTGCGGATGCGCGTCGCCATCACATAGAAATACAGTGTGCCAATAATCTACAGATGGCGATTTCAAGTGTGATTTCCAAGACAGGTGAATGGAAGAATAAGGAGCCTGAGCAGATCATTCGCGACGTGCTCAAGCCGTTGAAAATCAATTTGAAAATTGAAGGCGGTGCGCTGCCAAAGTTCAAGATACCGCGTTATTCCGCGACTCCAGGCGAATCGGTACATGATTTCATCGACGTACTGACACGACATTTAGGCGTCAAGAACAGTCCGGTTGGCATTTCTCATACGTCAGACCCGCAGGGCAATTTCGTAATTTTGACCGGGGCCGTGGGCGGCAGTGACAGCCTTATTGAAGGGCAAAACATGATGGAGGGGCGCGAAGTAATTTATGATCCTCTGCAAGCTGGCGGTGTGCCTAGCCCAAATCAAGGTCCCGGCAATGATCAGCAGCATGGTACCAAGGTTGCGAGTGAACCATTCAAGGCTGAACCATTTGAAACTTACGGACAGAAATATCCACCCAGCGTCGTCGTCCCTGAGATACCATACTTCCATAAGGACTTGCTTGAAGGGCGCGTGATGGGTGAAAGTGGCTGGCTGAAGGAGTCCTATGTCACAGTTTACGGGACCGTCTACGGCTGGCTGAAGCCTTCTGGTGGATTGTGGAATAGAGGGCAATGGGTGACGGTGCAGTCACCGATGCTTGTCATGAACGGAATTCCTCTGATACTCAAGAGCGCCACGTTCAGTCAAGACAACAGCACTGGTACGCGCACCGTGCTTGAACTTGTCAATACCAAAGCTTTAGGCGAAGGCACACCGAGGCCGAATCAATGACGATACGCACTACACTTGCCAATGCTGCACGGCAGGCGCGCATGGGAACTGCCCGCGCGACTATACGTGAATTCAGCGATGACCATTTGATGCAGGAAGTCAAGAAGGCGGACGTCTATCATAGTGAAACGCCCAGCGACTTTGAGCGCTGGCAGATGGTCGGGATGACTTCATTCCCAATCAAGCAGCAGGAAGACCCTAACCAGAAGAAATCTTCCAAGCCGTCCAATCCAACTGAAGACGGTGATTGGAATCATGATCAGCCAAAAGGACCGGCGGCTGAAGCATTGATGATATATGTGGGCGGGTCGCGTTCGCATCCGATAGCGCTGGTTGATGACAGGCGTGTGCGCCCTTATGACATGAGCGAAGGTGAGGGCGCTAATTATGCGCCTGATGGTTCTGAGCAGATGGTGCTGTTTAAAGAGAATGGTACTTACGTTGTGTCGCTTGACGGCAAGTCTGTAAAAGATCCAAAGAGCGACAAGACCCGTTTCGCCAGTCTGCGTCACGTCAACAAGAAAATGCAGACGCACAAGATTGAAAAGAAACAAGATGGTCAGTCCGGTGGTGGCGCTGCTGGAGTGCAGGCGCTGGAGGGCGAAGGCAGCGGTGGAGGCACCGGGCAGCAGGAAAAATACAAGCATGAAGGCGACAGCGTCAACACCGAAGTGCGCTGTACGAAAGACCGGATAGAATTTCGTGCAGGCGACAACGTAGTTGGCTACTATGAGGCGTCATCGGAGACTTGGTTTCTCAAGGGCAAGATTGCGACGATGGAATTTTCCGATCACATTGAAAGCAAGGCACCGAAGGTCAATGTTGATGTCAGCGACCGCTTCCAGACCTATGGCGGTGGCAAGACTTTCCTTGGGCTAGATAATAAGGATGAAGACATTGATACCAAGGTCGTGACCGAGGGCGGTCCTGCGAAAAAGACATTTGCAAAGATCGGCAGTTAAATGGTGTTTACTCCTTGGCATACGGCGCATGGTGAAGCAGCACCATCGTTCTTGACGGTCGCTGACATCGTGCCGTTGTCGCCTGCCGACAACAGCGTGGACACAAATGATGTGATAATCGAAGGCGCTGGCACGATTACTTCATTCGGTGACAGCCCGCACAAGGTCATCAAGCGCGTTAAGTTCGTGCCGCTGGTGTTGCGGGCACCGGGAGGTAGTGGAGCGTCGATTACGCTGATCAATTCAGTGATACTTAATTTGCTTGGAAGGAAAGATCGCACCATCAGCGATGTGTCCTACGGCATGTATCTGTGTGATGGCAGTGACCACTGGAGCGAAGTATATTTTGCGCAACAGGGATCGGCGCTGGTCAGTGAACTTGAGGAGCGGGTGGCGGTTTTGGAGGCAAAGCTGAAGTAATGGCGACGATTCAAGAAATCTCCCCTGCGCCTTGGCGCAAGCGATTAGTACCAGCATCGTTTGCTGGTGTGCAATATCATGTTGAGCAGCAGGCGCGCAGTGGTGGACGACGCGTGGTGTTGCACGAATATCCAAAGCGAGATATTCCATACGCTGAGGATATGGGGCGTGCGGCGACGCGTTATCAGATCACTGGTTATCTCATAGGCCCTGACTATCACACGCGTAAACGTGCATTGATGAATGCACTTGATTCGCCTGAAGGGGCAACGCTGATGGACCCTTATTTGGCGGAGCCGAAAAAGTGCTTGTGTGAACGCTATAACGTGACGGAGACACGGGAGCGTGGCGGCTATTGCACATTTGAAATGACTTTTGTGGAAGTAGGCAATCCCGGAAATACTCCTGCACAGACTAATAGTGCCGTCAATGTTGGTGATCAGGCACAGACTGCCGGGGCGGATGCCGCGCAGACTGCCAATGATCAGGCCGCTATGATAGATCAAGGTGCAACACCGTGAAAAAATCTGAACGCGCAGAGGCCCTTGCAATTTCTACCAGATTGATGGCTGAGCTTGTCAGCTTTTCTATTGCCTCTGTCGGTGATGAAGGTGCCAATCTTCGTTCCGCCATAGGAAAGTTTCTGAGCAATTTCCATCAGCTCATTGTTGATCATGTAGTCGGGACGGCCTTGTTCGCGTGTTTTGAGCAGGCGCGCATGGCAGGTGCAACTGTTAAGTCAATGAACAATGTGCGCAGCGCAATGTTCAAGGAAACGCCTGCCTTCCCACTTGGGCTGGCCATCGTGAACGCGGCTGTCATTTTTTCCTTTGTTGAGCAATCACAGATCATTGCCAAGATTGAATTTAAGAGTCGTAATGAAGCATCTGCGCTTATGGATGAAGTAGCAGCGATCATTGAAGAAATAAAAATGAACAAGGCTGATTCATTTGTATCTAGAGATTACCAAAATTTTGTAGGGTTGGCGGCTCTCTTGATTCAGCATATGTCAGCCACCGAGCGTCAGTTGCCGAGAATTGTCAATTATAATTTTGCGGCTAATTTGCCTGCTTTATATTTGTCCAATCGCATCTACTGCGTTGGATCAAGGAGTGATGAATTGATTGAGGAGAATAGGACGGTACACCCGGCTTTCATGCAGCGCAATGTCGTAGCCTTGAGCTCGTAAATGTCAGACGTTCGCATTATCAATGTAACCAATCTGGAAGGCATCTGGGCAGACTGGCTGTTGAAGCCGGATGCTACGCTTGATGAGACTGAGGAACTGGTCAACATTGTCAAGATGGCTTTGCTGACTTATGCGCTTGCGGACGTTGATGACATTTTGCCAAACCCAGACAGCACCGATCGTTGCGGCTGGTGGGGAGACTTTGAAGCAGAAACGATCTGGGACGGTTGGCCGATTGGCGCAAAGCTCTGGCTGCTGAAACGCAGCAAGATCACACCGGCAGAAGCAAAGGAAGGTTCAACACTGGCGCGAGCTGAGCAATATTGTCGAGTCGCTCTGCAGCCATTGATTGAGCGTCGTATCTGTACGCGAATTGATATAGAAGTAACGAGAGCCAGTATTGAACGCATCCATGTTCTGGTAACTATTTATCGTGGTGAAGAACGCAAGATTGAACTTCGTTTCCAGAATCTGTGGGACGAAATAACAGTTAGAGGGGATTAGACCTTGCCTTGGTCAACACCAACGCTGCGCACAGTTCGCGAAATGGTTCGCGGTGAAGTCACCACGAGTCTTGGTCGTGCTTCGTTTGTCGGCAACAGCGTGCTACGCGTCATGGCGGATGCCATGGCCGCTGTCTGCCATCTGACATTGCGCTATCTGGATTGGCTGTCGCTGCAGTTCTTGCCGGATACCGCTGAGCATGAATGGCTTGATCGTCACGGAGACATCTGGCTTGTCAATGCTGACGGCAGCACCGGACGCAAGGTTGCGACTTTTGCTTTCGGTAGTATTACAATATTTGGTGATCAGGGAGCAATCATTCCGGCTGGCACGCGATTGACCGGCAGCGATGACTGGCCATATGAAACCACTCAGCAGGTCTTTGCGAATGGTGACATTGGCGTGACGGCCATGGTGCGAGCATTGAATCCCGGTGCCGGAGGCAACAAGGCCCTCGGTGATGTTTTGTCAATGGAAACCGTCATCATTGGCGTCACCAGTGAAGCACCTGTCATTGACATTGATGGCGGTGTCAATGATGAAACTGACGAGCAATTGCGTGAACGCGTGCTGCGTAGAATTCAGCAGCCGCCGATGGGTGGCGCGGCCTATGACTATGAGGCGTGGGCGCTGGCCGTGCCGGGAGTAACTCGGGCGTGGGCTGCGAGTGAAATGGGTATCGGCACTGTGACGGTGCGCTTCATGATGGATGATATGCGCGCCGACAATGACGGCATTCCTACTCAGGAAGACATTGATGCCGTGGAAATTTACATCAACGGCAAACGTCCGGTCGCGGTGAAAGATACTTTCGTGGTAGCGCCCGTCAAGCAGGAAATAACTTGCATCATTGACCAACTCGTCCCGGATACCGAGAGCGTGCGGGCTGAGATTGAGCAAAGCCTTAATTTGATGTTGCGCAATCTTGCTGCCCCCGGTCAAACGATTTTTGCGGCATGGAAAAGCTACGCCATCATGAATACAACGAGCGTCGTTTCCTTTCATCTGGCAAACAATGAAGATGACGTGATGCAATCTGTTGGTCATATAGGGATTTTGGGAAGCGTTATCTATGACTGACTACGACAAGCACGTCCGTCGCAAGGGCAAGGACTACGTCGAGGCGGTGCTTGCCCTGCTGCCGCAGGGTGAGGCGTGGCCACGCTTTCCGCAAAGCACGCTGGTCCGCACGCTTACCGGTCTGTGCGAATATTGGGGTTTCGTTGACGGGCGTGCTGCTGATCTTCTCGAGATAGAAACTGATCCGCGCAAGTCAACTGAGATGTTTGCGGATTGGGAGCGCAATTGGGGTCTGCCTGATCCTTGCTTCTTCGGCACGCAGCAATCCTTGGCGGATCGTCGTCGTATCCTGATGCTGAAGATGACGTTGCTTGGTGGCCAGAGCCGTGAATTCTTCGTCAAGATTATGTCGTGGCTCGGTTACGAAATTCAGATCAAGGAATATGCTCCTTATATGTGCGGCGTGTCCAAGGTCGGCGATACTTCGTATGACGAGGCAATTTCTGGTGGCGTACCCGGCAACATGCGCTGGTATCTTGGACCACCAGAAATGAGATTCTACTGGTCCATTGGAGTCGGTCAAGTTAAGTTGACTTGGTTCAGGACAGGGCCGATTGGCGGTGAGTCTGGTGTTGACCCTCATCTCATTATTGGCATGGCTGGGGAAGTGCCTTGTCTGCTGGAGCGTATCAAGCCAGCACATACACAGATCGTTTTTGACTATTCTAGCCTGCAGCTTGGCGGGTCAATGGCAGGTACACCATAAGGGGAATTAGATGCGATATCATCAACCGTACGGCGTTCAAGATGTCGATGCTCCATACATCAATGGCGACCCAAGCCTAGGTCGGCAAGGTTCGATCATCCCGGCGGAAGCAGTCGAGTATCCGCAGCGCGAAATTGTCGCTGCCATCGAAGCTGCGAAGCTGACGCCGGATGATGCCAGTCTTGCGCAGCTCCTGTACGCGATGCGTAGTCAACGAATGAATTATGCGCTGGCGGTCAACAGCGCGCCAAATGCCGTTGCCGTAGAATTCGACCCGCCGATTGCAAACACCATGACGCCGGGAATGCCGCTGCGCATCAAGGGCGCTGTGAACAATACGGGGGCGACGACGCTGGTAGTGGACGGCGACAGTCATGCGCTGCGTTACGCGAGCGGTGCAGAATTGCTGGCTGATGACATCAAGGCTGGCGTGATCTTTGAGGCGATCTGGAATGACGCCGGTTATTGGGAGTTCAACCCGTACGCGAGCGGTGCCGCTGGTGGTGGCAGCACGACCAACACGTTTGTCAATATTCCATACGTCAACGATACCGGTACGCCTAATTCTCTTGTCGCAAATTTCGTCCCGGCGATCACGGCGCTGGTCGCGGGCACTACCATTGAAGTGAGACTTGCCAATGACATCACCGGGGCTTCGCAGATCAAGGTAAACGCACTTGCTCCGGTGCCGATAGTGCGCGGCAACGGTGCGCCATTGCAGAGCGGAGATGCTGCGACCGGGCAGATCATGTTGCTGATCTATTCCGCCGCGCAAGGTGCGTTCCAGTTCTTCGGTCTGATACCGAAGCCTGCCTCGGGTCTGGGTCCGGTCGGCAGCATCATTCTGACGGCTGGCAATGCGGCGTTTCCAGGCACTTTGAAACTGAACGGGGCGATCCTGCCGCGCACGGCGCATCCGCAGCTTTATGCGTTCGCTGCTGCGTCCGGTCGTATCGCGGCTGATTCTGATTGGACAAACCCGGCCAACCGGTATTGGACAAGTTTCTCGTATGGTGACGGCTCAACAACTTTCCGGTTGCCGGATTTTCGCGGCGAGTTCATGCGGTTTTGGGATGATGCGCGCGGCGTCGATCCGGGGCGTCAATTGTATCAGCAGCAGAACTCGCAGACCGGTGAAATCGTCGGGGCCGGTTCGATGGCCGTTTCCAACATCATTTGGGACCCAAGCAAAGCCCCGCCATCCGCCATGTTCACCAATCCGAACGTCAGCGGCCTTGCACACGCCTTGGACAGCGGTCCGCCAATGGGCGACTTTCCAAAGGCGTTCACAGCGGGTGTCAGCCTTAACCTCAACGTCGGACAGGAGACGCGGCCACGCAATGCGCCGGTCGTGCCTTTGATTGTGGATGGTTGACATGCAAGTATTCTGCTTCGACTACGAAAGCGGGGCCTACACAGGCGAGCAGACGCTCGATGTGACGGATTGTGACCAGCGCTCTCCCGGTGTCATGTTGATACCGGGAAATGCAACATGCACACCGCCGCCGCGCTGCGGTAAGGGTCTGTGGCCAGTCTGGCGTGACGGTCGCTGGCTGGTTTGCGAACTCGCGCCCGATCCACTTGCAGATTACTACGCGAATTTGTGAGGCAGCATGTCAGAAGCCGCAGAAGTCCAGATCATGACGTTCTCTGACGCCGATTTTTCGCGGGCGTTTCAGTGGGTCATTAATGGCGTGCCGTTTGACTTCACGGGTTGTGGCCTAATGATGATGATACGCAAGCGTCCGGAGGACACTGAAGTGTTCGTGTCGCTTAGCACCGATGACGGCGACATTGATTTCCTGCCTGACGTCGATGGCAAATTGACGACCTTCAATATTCGCATCCTGCGTGAGCAGACAGTTGATATGCAGGCTGGCGATTATTATCACAGTCTGATTTTGCTGCGGCCAGATGGATTGCGCGAGGACATTTTCAGGGGCAAGTTGACACACGCAATTGGACCAACGCGATGACCAGTGTCAAGATTATTTCGGTTCCTGAGCAAGGTCCGATGGGGCCGAAAGGTGATCGCGGTGACGATGGCGCACCGGGCACACCGGGGCCGCACGGCGCAACCGGCCAGATAGGTCCACCCGGACCTCCGGGTTTGCCGGGAGCAAAGGGCGATCAGGGCGACCCCGGTCCTCCCGGTGGTCTTGGCGACGGTCCGTCAGATGGGAAGGTCTACGGCAGGAAGGACGCCGCATGGGTGAAGGCCGTCGATCCGGCTGGCGACACCATGACCGGACCGTTGGCGCTCGCGGGTGATCCGGGGAGCGCGCTCGTCGCGGCACCGAAGCAATACGTCGATGCCGGTGATGCGGCGGTAACGACAGCGTTCCAGAGCGCCGACACTGCGCTCGCCAACAGCAAGGTGGCAAAGGCGGGCGACGTCATGACCGGCGCATTGACGCTGGCCGGTGACCCTGCCGCCGACTTTCATGCCGCTTCGAAAAAATATGTCGATGCCGCCGTTGCTGCGGCTCAAAGCGGCTTTCCTGCCGGGACCAAGATGCTGTTTCAGCAAACAGCGGCACCGACCGGATGGACCAAGCAGACGACGCACAACGACAAGGTGCTGCGCGTGGTCAGCGGCACTCCCGGCTCCGGTGGCTCTGTTCCTTTCTCGACTTTCCTCGGTCGTACCAGCACGGACGGCGTGACGCTCAGCACGGCGCACATGCCGTCGCACAATCATTTTTTGAAAGTTTCCGCCAGCACTTCTCCGGCACAATTTCCATTGTCAAATGGTTCAACTGTGGCTTTTGGCGATACGTTTTCAAACACGACTTACGGCGGTGCCGAGAACTATTCGTACAATCAAACCACTATTATCGGCGCGGCTGGCTCCGGTGCCGCCTTCGCTGCGGGCATCGATTGCCGCATCGCCTACGTCGATCTCATCATCGCCACCAAGAACTGAGCCATGAAAACAGCAACCATCTCACGTACCGACAACGTGGTCTACATCGACGGCGTGGCCGTGCCGGTTGACTGCGCGGACATTGATCCGGCGGTCCACGTCATCCAGTGGAATGCTGAGACGCAACGTGGCGCAATTGAGTTTGTTGATGACGATCCAAATGATGGCTTCAAGGAACCGAACCAGCCCATCGACGATATCTCGGCGTGGAAGTCTTACATTGACATCGCAGTGGAAACTCTAGATGCCGCAGACAGTGCAGAAGCCACGCGGACCTGACAACCTGATCTGTCCGCTGCATCGCGCTGCCATGTCGGACGTGTGCGACAAGTGCCCGCTGTGGGTTCATGTGCTCGGCAAGCATCCGCAGAGCGACCAGCCGGTCGATCATTGGGATTGCTCGCTCGCTTGGATGCCGTTGCTGCTCATAGAGAATTCGCAGATGCAGCGGCAGACCGGCGCGGCTGTTGAAAGCTTTCGTAACGAGATGGTGCGGGCGAACGAGGTTTCGCGTGAACTTATTATCAATGGCGGCGGTGGCGGCAGTAAGAGGCTGACTGATGGTAACTGAATTTGTTGACCCTGACGATGTCATCGTCATCGAAGTGCCAGCACAAGGTCCAATGGGGCCGAAGGGTGATGAAGGTGACGTTGGTCCACCGGGACCGCAAGGGATACCGGGACCACGTGGCAGTGCGGGCGTACCGGGGATGCCGGGGGCACCGGGACCGGCGAGCGAGATACCGGGACCGGAAGGTCCAGCGGGACCGCAGGGACCGGCTGGCGCGGACAGCACCGTGCCGGGGCCGCAGGGACCGCAGGGCGCAACAGGTCCGCAGGGTCCGCAGGGC